TTTGCAAGATATGCAGGTAGCCGAATACAGATCGATGGCGGGGAAGTAAGATTGCTAAATGACGATGAAGTATTAGCAACCATCGAAAATCCCGAAGATATACTTCATCAATTTTAACATAGGAGGAAACTATGCCAGACGTAGACAAAAAGACAGTACCTATCGACACATCCGGACCGGATAAAGAGATAGAACTGCCAGAAGAAAAACAAGAGACGGCTCCGATTGAAACTGAAGCGCCAAAAGAAGAAGTAAAAGCTCCAGAGGAAAAAGTAGTTGTTGAAGAAAAAAAAGAAGAACCTGCTGTAGAGACTAAAGAAGAAGTCGAAAAACCGCAGGAAGAAAAAAAGGACCAAGAACTATCTGATTATAGTGAAGGTGTACAAAAAAGAATCTCTAAATTAACTAAAAAATGGAGAGAAGCAGAACGTCAAAAAGACGCTGCAGTTAAGTACGCTGAAGGTGTAATCGTAGATCAGAGGCAAATGAAAAGTAGGTTAAGTAAATTAGAACCTGGTTTTTTACATGCAACTGAAGAAAGTATCAAAACAGGACTTGACGCTGCAAAAGCTAAGTTAGCTGCTGCTAGAGAGGCAAACGATCTAGGAGCGGAAACAGAAGCTATGGCTTCAATTTCTGAGTTAGGATACAAAAAAGCAAAATATCTTGAGGCCAAGGAAGCTCAGGATAAAGTAGCAAAGCGTAAATCACAACCAATGCCTTCTTTACAGGATGCTATGAAATCACCTCAATTACCTGCTGATCCAAAAGCAGAAGGTTGGGCTGAGAAAAATAGCTGGTTTGGAACAGACTCTGCAATGACGTATACAGCGTTTGATATCCACAAAAGACTGACTGAAGACCAAGGTTTTGACACTTCAAGTGACGAATACTATGCAGAAATTGATAAGCAAATGAAGCTTGCATTTCCGCAGAAATTTGGTACAACTGATACTAAGGAATCGACCAAACCGGTACAACAAGTAGCTTCAGCGAAGCGAAGTACAAATACAGGTCGCAGAAAAGTCAGACTCACTTCTTCTGAGCTAGCAATCGCTAAAAAATTAGGAGTGCCACCTGAAGAGTACGCAAAACAAAAACTAAATATCACGAAGGAGGTATAAGCGTATGAAAAATGAAGACAAAAAAACTTCCCGTGCGAGCCAAACTAGAGAAAAGACAGCTCATAAAAAAGTTTGGACTCCACCATCATCTTTAGATGCACCCCCTGCGCCAACAGGTTTTAGGCACAGATGGTTAAGAGCTGAGTCCGTAGGGTTTTCGGACACTAAGAACATTCAAGGCAGATTACGATCTGGTTATGAATTAGTAAGAGCGGATGAATACCCAGATTCAGACTATCCAGTTGTCGAAGACGGCAAATACAAGGGGATTATCGGAGTTGGTGGCCTAGTGCTCGCTAGAGTACCGGAAGAGATCGCAAAACAGCGGACTGACTATTACCAAAGACAGCACGCTGATAAAGTAAAAGCAGTAGACTCCGATCTCATGAAGGAAGAGCATCCGAGCATGCCTATCAATATAGATAGACAGACTCGAGTTACTTTCGGTGGTACAAAGAAAAGTTAATTTTTTAACGATTCTACCTCCGGATAAACTATAACAAGATGTTCAAAGGAGGACATAAATATGGCAAATCAAGACAGTGCCTTTGGTCTAAGACCAATTGGCAAAGTTGGCCAAAATAGAGATAACCAAGGTTTATCCGAATATTCGATTGACGCTAGTTCAACCGCTATATATTTCCAAGACCCAGTGAAAGCACTGGCGACTGGTTATATTGGCGTTGCAGCAGCGGGCGATCCGCTATTGGGTTCACTAAACGGGATCTTCTACACGGCAGCAACAACAAACAAGCCTACGTGGGCTAACAATCTGGCAGGTTCAAATGCAGCCACAGATATTGTTGGTTTCGTAAGCGATGATCCGTACGAAAGATTCGAAGTTCAAACAGATAACTCAGGTGCTTCGGCACAAACTGATGTTTTCATGAACTACGATATCTTGTATGCGGCAGGCGATTCAGCTAACTACGTTTCAAAAGTAGAACTAGATGATTCAACTCTGCATTCAACTACAGGTCAGTTAAAAGTACTAGGTGTTTCGAAAGAAATCAAAAACAACGATTTAGCATCAGCTAATACAAACTTCGTTGTTACGATTAACGAACACTTTATTAAACAAGTAGCAGGTATATAAGGAGGAATAATTATGGCTATATCACGAGGACAACTAGTTAAAGAACTAGAGCCAGGTTTGAACGCTTTATTCGGCCTGGAGTACAAACGCTATGAAAATCAGCACGCAGAAATATATGCGGAAGAATCTTCAGACAGAGCTTTCGAAGAGGAAGTTATGTTATCAGGATTTGCAAATGCCGCAGTTAAACCAGAAGGTTCTGGCGTAACTTTTGACTCAGCTCAAGAGACTTACAGCGCTAGATATACGCACGAAACAGTTGCGTTAGCCTTCTCAATAACTGAGGAAGCAATCGAAGATAACCTGTATGACAGACTCGCTTCTAGATATACAAAAGCGTTAGCTAGATCGATGGCAAACACAAAACAAGTAAAAGCAGTTACACCTTTAATTCAAGGGTTACCTGGAGCGACTGGGACTACTTTCACCACTGGTGACGGTTCTTTATTGTTCGCGACAAGTCACCCGACAATCGCGGGTACTGTTTCTAACACGTTGGCTACACAAGCCGACTTGAATGAAACTTCATTAGAACAATCATTGATAGACATTGCAGCAATGACAGACGAAAGAGGTCTTAAAATTGCAGCAAGAGGTACTAAAATGATTATCCCTTCTGAAAATCAATTCAATGCTGAAAGATTGATGAAATCTCAAGGCAGAGTTGGAACAGCAGATAATGACATCAATGCTATCCGTTCAATGGGAATGATCCCACAAGGATACAGAGTTAATAACTTTGTAACTGATACGGATGCTTGGTACATCATCACTGATGTGCCTAATGGAATGAAATATTTCAATAGAGCACCAATCAAAACTGCGATGGAAGGCGATTTCGATACTGGAAACGTAAGATACAAAGCTAGAGAAAGATACAGTTTCGGCTGTTCTGACTATAGAGGTATTTTCGGCGTTGAAGGTGCTTAATCAATAAACTTAGGAATGAGGCGGCCTTAAAATCGCCTCATTTCGATAATAAAGTAAGAAATAACAATGAAAAAGGACTTTCTCATCACTATAATTGCCTACGGATACCGCACTAAATTTCCAATAAAGTGTCAAGATTCTTCCGAAGCTATGGAACAATCTATAGTTGACAAATTGGGAGAAAAAAGTGTAAAGTGGGACGAAACAGGATTTTACGACAAACGTCGTAAATGGATAACCTATGAGGAGGTTATAAATGATCCAAGACCTATACAAGGCCAAGAAGTCATTGGAGCTAAGTTGGGAGCAGGAGCATAACGTATACGGTAAGTATACTCTCAATATGGTTAGGATAGATGATAAAATTAAAGAAGTCATCACCGAAATCAAGCTGGAAGAAGGCAAAATTGCAGACCGAGAAAATGCAATTCAAAACGCAGCTCCAGAAGTGTCAGTAGCCACTTAAATAAAAAAGCTACATCACTGAAATCAGCACTTCATCACGGGATATCTTGCACTAAATTTAAATTTAGCGTATAACTTTATCACTATACAATTAATTGAGAACGTAGACGAGTATAGTCGACGGCCTAGAGGCTACGTTCATAAAAACTAGGAGGATAATATGGGTACAACTACATTTTCCGGACCAGTAAAAGCCGGAACAATAAGAGAAGGTGCAAGCGCTAATTTAGGTTTTGTCAAAATGGCACAATCGGCAGCTTGGACTCAAACGGCAGCAAGTGCTGCAAGTACAGGAATGATTATTCCTGCCAACAGTCAAATCACGGCAATCACTTTGTACATTACAACTGCACCTGGTGCAGCTAATTTAAGTATGGGAACGAGTTCAACTTCAACTGAATTGTTTACCGCTTTAGCAGTAGGGACAGCAGCAGACGTAAGTAAAGTTGCTTTAACTAGTGGTACAATTACAGACATGGATGCATGGACTGACGTTGGAACTTCTGATGTTACACTTTATGTACTTTCATCAGCGAATACAACTGGACGAGGAATTATTACTGTAGAATATATACAGAACAATAATTTAGCGTAATAATAAGATAATGTGAGCTCCTTCGGGAGCTCACTATTAAGGAGAAAAAAATATGAGTACATATCCAGTAGATATAAAAGTTAAAAGAATAACAAGTACGGTGGCTAATCAAGAAATTTTTGGGGGTCCCGCAAGAATTTTAGGATTTTCGGCTAATTGTACAGCAGGGGCAGGAACGATTGATTTAGAAGATGATGGAACATCTTTAGGTATTTGGGGAACTCCAGATGGTTCTTCAAGTCCAATGGTTTATAATGTTACTTTACCTGGTACAGGTATTAAATGTAATACTAAGCCCACTTGTTCTTTGTCTACAATTGCGGATGTAACATTCTACT